GAGCCGGAAAACTTTCGTCTCTGCCGGGCGGTTCTGGATTTTTTCCTCAGTGTGGCTTCTCATTTTTCTTCCTCCCTTTTGGTTATGTAGCGGCTTTCCGCGACGCTCCGGGTTGGAGCGTTTCGGCCGGTTGCCAGCCGGGTCTCATCAGGCGGATGGTTAGCTATGATGGTATCCCTCATCCGACAGCCCGCGCCGTCGAAGCTCAGCCCTCAATAGCTCTGCGTCACAGTAAGGTCCTTTGCAGCCCATTCCGTTTTTTAATTGCCAAATGGCGTTTCGTAGCTCTTCTTCTGTCCAGCTTTCGAAATAGGTGACCATACTTTTACACCCCCTCCTCCTTCGGACTACTCGTCTTTCCCACGCAGAGGTAATCCGTGCTGGGGTCCAAGTACGCGGTATATCCGCGTGCCTGGAGCTCCGCTATTGTCCCCGCCAGGTCATCTATACCTGCGACGGGGATTTTTCCTACCTCATCGACAATCTCAAAAAATCTTTCCGTTATTTTCATTTTTACTCCTCCTTTATCGCCACGTTACGCGGCGCTCTACTATGATTTCGTCGTTTTTGTATTTGGTGGTGTACTCGATCGGAGTGTCTGGCTCTCCGTTGTATTCGTTGTTGCATTTAGTGCAAAGTCTAATCGGTCGGGTTGATATCGGGTCGGTATCCACCAGAAGCGTTCCATCCTCTCCTTCGTATACCGGTCTGTCCCAGCTGTCCTGTCCTAAAAATTTGAAAACTCTTTTCATCTCTGCGCCTCCTATTCTGCCGGGATAGGCTCCCGGCGGGCCATGGTTTCTATTTGCCGGGATGTGTAAATTTATCGGGCAGTGTTCCTTTTCTTTCCATTTCTATAAAATATTCAGCATCAATGCTGCCCCATTGGCACGTATACCAATTATTCTTTCTTTTGCCGCACCCGTTGCAATTTTGTCCGTCAAAGCTGCACATTTTTCCTGTTTCCATTTTTCTTCCTCCTTTTTTTGGTTTGCCCCTGTGGGGCTCGTCCTAAACACAGTATACTAGCTAGCTAGCTATCTGTCAACCCCTATTTTCATTATTTTTGTATTTTTTTTCGGGAAGTAGCAGAAACCTAGCGTTGACGGGGGTTCCGGCGGTATATACTACAGGATAAGATAGACCGCCAGGGAAAGAGGCGGTTTTTTTGCGGGAGGGGGGAGGAGGGTAATATGTCAAAAAAAGTTAATGCGACGAAACTCACCGAAAAGCAAAAAAAATTTGTCGACGAGTACCTGGTGGATTTTAACGCCACCCGGTCTTACAGGGCGGCGTACCCTAGCTGTAAAAAAGATACTATAGCAGGCGTAGAGGGGCATAAGTTACTTAAAAATCCTAAAATTGTCGCTCATTTACAGAAACGCATAGATGCGCGTCAAAAACGGACAGAGATAACCCAGGATCGAGTGCTTAGAGAGTACGCGCGGCTGGGTTTTTTTGACCCGCGACAGCTGTTTAAAGCCGACGGCAGTCCCAGGGATATCACAGAGCTTGACGACGACACGGCGGCGGCTATAGCCGGGCTGGAAGTAATTGACATGTGGGAGGGTAAGGGAGAGGATCGCAAATTTGTAGGCTATCTCAAAAAATATAAGCTGGCAAACAAGATAGGAGCCCTGGACTCGCTCGGGAAGCATTTGGGCATGTTTGTCGATAGGCAGGAGGTCACCGGCCCGGACGGAGGGGCTATAAGCGTATCTGTTTCACGCGTGGTCGCTATGACACCGGAGGAGCGGAGAGAGGCCCTGGAGGAGCTCCGCAAGATGGACACAGACGCAGACAAGGACACGTAGGAGGGGGTTTTCCCAGGGGCCACGACGTGTTCCTTCTATATATACCTCCTCGCTTTCAGAGGGGGGCAGAAAACACCAAACCCTCGGCCATGTAAAGATGTAAACATACTATATATAGTATGTTTACGTGGTTTCTGCGCAAAAAACACCCCTCAGTCCTACAGCCCCATGGGATTGCGGGTTCATAGGTTTTTGACATTTGAGCGTCAAAAAAGGGGTGTTTTTTACCCTCGGATGTCACTAGTTGGTTAGCCAACTATTTATAGGGGGGCTTGATAGTCAATGATAAAGAGGACACTCATAATCGACGGTGATGAGGTACGGCAGGTCCAGGAAAGGGAGTATCCCTCGCCCTTCGACGAAGCTAAAGGATATCTGTTCTGGGCCAGAAAGAGCTTTGCCAAGTCCTTCCACGGCGTAGACTTCCCGGAAGAGATGAGCGACATGGAGATCGGCCGCATGGCGCGGCTGGCGAAGCGTATCTGGTCAAATACAAACATGTTAGGGTATCGCGGAAATGGCGGTGTCAGGCCCTACACGGTAGAGATGATTGCAGATATCCTAAAAATGAGTACCAGGCAGGCATATAGGTTTGTAGAGAAAATGATCCGGCTCGGCATACTGGCGAAGGTCAAAGTAGACACCCGGGGCACGGTAGAGACTAGCCTGTATGTAAATCCGATATACTTTTGCAGCACGAGCCGCATACCGTTAAACCTATACCTCATTTTCCGAAAGCAGTTCGACGAGGTTCTGCCTGCGTGGGTGCTGGAAAGGTATCGGAGTAGTCAGGATGGCAAAGAAGAAGTACACGGAAGCCGAAAAGTTACACATACGCCTAGAAGCAGAGCTCGACACCTGCGCGGCTGATTGCGTATCGTTCATCCAGCGCTGGGCGCGAATCGAGAACAAAGACGAGGCCGGGACTGACGCAGGAGTCGCAATTCGGTTTAAACTTTGGACGCTACAACGCAAGGCGCTTGACTCTATCCTTTGCAACAGGCTCAACATCCTGCTCAAGGCCCGGCAGTTAGGTGTCACCTGGCTTGTATTGGCCTGTGCAGTATGGAGGACGATATTCACGCCGGGGTACACGGTTATAGCTCTATCAAAGACCGAGGACGATGCAAAGGAGCTTGTGCGGCGTGTAGAGTTCATCCTCAGGCATCTGCCGCTGTGGATGGTACAGGAACGGGTGAGCGCAAAAAAGAGGTCTTGGCAGCAGTTCTCCGGGCCGACATGGGAGTCTACTACCCAGGTAGTCACCATCTACCACCCAGGGCAGGAGCCCGCTGTGTTCAAAAGTATGACTTCAGCGCCGGGGTCAGGGCGTTCACTCACTGCTAACCTGCTGGTCCTCGACGAATGGGCCTTTCAACAGTGGGCGGAGGAGATTTGGAGCAGTACATACCCGACGGTAAACCGGCCCACCGGCGGACAGGTGATAGGCCTCAGCACAAACAAGCGCGGCAGCCTGTTTGAGTCCATCTGGCGGGCTTCCGTGGCTGGCCAAAATAGCTTCGCCAGGGTGTTTCTCCCCTGGTGGACTGACCCACGCAGGACCAAGGAGTGGTACGAGCGGACCAAAAGAGACCTGCCGCACTCCTTCCTCCAGGAGTACCCGGCTACGCCGGAAGAGGCACTTTCAGCAGGTGAGGGCACTGCATTCCCGGAGTTTTCGACAGAGATCCATGTGTGTAGACCTTTCACGATACCCGCATGGTGGAGGCGCTGGCGGGGAAACGACCCTGGATATGCCGACCCCTTCGCCTGGTACTGGTTCGCAGTATCGCCGGAGGGCATCGTCTATTGCTACCGGGAGTATACCCGCGAGCCGAAAGACCCCAGAGTGACCTATTCCGACCAGGCCAGGGAGGTTGTACGGCTATCCAAGGACGAGGACGTCACATTTACTGTAGTAGGCCGTGACGCCTGGAACAAGGTGGGACGGGCCTTCGCAACCACAAAAGCCCCCAGCGACGGCAAGTCAATAGTGGATTGCTATGTCGAGGGAGGGCTTACCGGCTACATCCCGCCTCCGGCGGAGCAGAGTGTCGCCCGGAAAGCCCGGAAGGCCATCTTCCATGAGTATCTGGACCCCTTCGAGGATGAGCGGACTGGCAGGACTATGGCAAAGCTACAGATATTCTCTACCTGTACGGGTCTGATTGATGCCCTTCCCAATCTTGTTGTGGACGAAAAGGACTCGGAGAAGGTGGCAGAGGAGCCCCACATCTACACAAACCCGTACGACGCAGCCGGTTATGGCTTGATTGCCTGGCATGTTCGCCAGTCCAAGGCCCATGAGCCGGAGAAATCAGAAATCCAGCGTGACAAGGAGCGGTTAGCGAAGCTTCGGAAGCGTAGAAAGAGGATAGTGTAAATAGGAGGTATATATGAGCAGCACAACCCGATTCATAGCAAACCCGTTCCTCTCTCGTTTTTGCGAGCTGATGAACACGCCCGGAACCCACGACAGGCACATAGCCAAGTACCTTATAGGACAGCCGAATCCGTCCAGTATCGCCAACCCGGGCTTCATGGCAGTCTGTGAGCCCTGTGCGAAGTCCATCGTGGAGAAACTGCCGGACGAACTGTTGCCGCACGTGCCTTTAGAGCGTGTCCTTAGCGCCCTGACACCTGAGCAGAAGCGGCAAAAGATAGCGGGAATTGTCCAGAACGACCCCAGCCTCATGGAGATGCTCGCTTCCAGGATGCACGACTCTTGGGCAGATTGGGCCAGGTGGATGATTGACAAGCATGACGCCAAAATGGTCGAGCGCTGGGAGCTTCAGATTGCCGCCCATTACGAAAAGCTGACCGAGAAAGAGAAGGAATCGGACAGAAAAGAGGTCAGGAGGCTGTTCGGGCATGATTGAGACCGTCATCCTTGGCTGCGTCATGAGCTGCGTTATGAGTGCGGCGCTGGTTATCCAGGAGATTCGGCACGACAGGGAGCGAAAAGACCTCTTGAACCGCATCATGGCCCGAGATTACGCTGAATATCAAGCCATGAGCGGCGGCAGGCCTCTACCGAAAAGCACGAATTTCATAAAAAAGAAGGTGAACGAGGATGTTCGAGGGGCTTAAAGCCGCGATCGGCAACGTCGGCGGGAAAATAGGTGGTATGTTTGGCCGGGGAGGGCAGCCGCAGACCGACGAGATTCAAAAACCTGTCGATGAGAGGGCCTTGATCGAGCTCGTTGACCGCGAGTTTAAACGCAGACAGGAGGAACGCAGGCCCCATGAGTTGCAATGGCGGCTGAATCAGGCGTTTTACGAGGGCAATCAGTATGTTGACATTAACACAGGCAGTATGAACCTAGAAGAGATGCCTCTTCTGTACGAGTGGCAGGAGCGTGAGGTTTTCAACCATATCGCGCCCAACATAGACACCCGAATATCGAAGTTGAAGCGTGTCCAGCCGCTCCTAAAGGTGAAGCCGGGCACTTCAGAACAGCAGGACCTCCACAGTGCCAGGGTAGGAACGATGTTACTTAAAAACAACTTCGCGGAACAGGGCTGGAGGGATATATTCTCCGAGGAACTAGCATGGACGGAAGTCTGTGGAACTGTTTTCGAGAAGCGGATCTGGAACCCTGACCTAGGTCCCGTGATGGGCATCATACAGGACCCGGAAACAGGGGAACAGACGGAGGTGAAAGAGGGCGACAGCGAGACGATTGTCTGTCCGCCCCAGGAGATTTACCCTGACTCTAGCTGGCGCAACGATGTTAATTCCTGTAGGAGCATTATTCACGCCAGAGCTATGCATGTTGAAACCGTTTCCGATACTTGGGGTGTTCAGGTGACGGCTGAAAAGGCCGAAGCCGAGCGCTACCAGAAGACTATGACCGGCCTGGGAGGTCTTGGTTACGGGCAGGGGGGCTTCCGTCTTCAGAACGTGAAGCTAGAGGACCACGCGATTGTCAAGGAGTATTGGGAGCTTCCGAACAAGCAAAACCCGCAGGGGCGGTTGATTATCGTCGCCAATGGGAAGCTGCTCCACCACGGGCCTATGCCGCTCATGGTGGGAGAGGATGGCCGGCCCGGTTACCCCTTCGTACGCCTTATTTGTCTGCAAAGGCCGGGTTGTTTCTGGGGGAAGGCTGTTTTGGAGCGTCTAGTTCCCCTGCAGCGCCGTTATAACGCCCTACGAAACAGAAAAGCGGAGTATCTAAACCGCGCCGCTATCGGCCAGTGGCTGGTAGAGGAGGATTCGGTTGATATAACCACTTTCGAGATGGAGGCCGCCAGTCCGGGGGCCATTCACACCTACCGGAAGGGGTACAGTGCTCCTGTGCAGGTGCATAACCCGCCACTGCCAAACGCCTTCGAGACAGAAGAAAACACCCTTTTAAGCGAGTTTTCTATTCTCTCCGGAGTGTCTGAAGTGTCTAGGGATTCTTCTGTACCTTCTGGGGTAAACTCCGGCGTTGCCATCGGACTTCTGCAGGAGCAGGACGATACCAGGATTTCCAATACTGCCGAGAACGTCGAGAGGTTCCTAATCCATGCAGGGAAGATTCAACTTCGCCTGTTTAAGCAGTTTGTCCAGGCGCCGAGGACGCTCAATGCTGTTGGCCGAAACAGTGTGGTTGAAGTCATGGACTGGGTCGGTTCTGACCTTTCCAGCGACGACATTATTCTTGACACTGCTTCCGCACTGGCAGAAAGCCCGTCTAGTAAGCGGCAGATGGTGTTCGACCTGCTTAAAACAGGGCTCATAAATGACCCCGATACTGGTCGGATTACCCGTGAAATGCGCTCGAAGGTATTTGAAATGATCGAGATGGGCGAATGGGAATCGGCAGACGATGCCGACCAGCTTCATATGAGCCGCGCAGAACGTGAAAACAGGGGCATGGAGCAAGGACAGCTACCGCCCGTGGCGGCCTATGACGACCACGTGGTCCACATTAAACTTCACAACAATTACCGCCTGACGTCAGACTTTGAGGAGTTGAGGGCGCAGAATCCAGTTCTTGAGCAGATATTTGATGCCCATGTAGACATGCATCTTATGTACATCCAGCAGACCGCAATGGCACAGATGCAACAACAGGTTGCGGCAGCAACACAAAGTCAGCCTGGCGGCGAGGACGTCGCCTAGAAAGGGGGTTTTTATAATATTCAAACAACAAGGTTTCATGAACCCGTTCCTGCGGGCCGTGCAGGGGCTGAACCATCCTTCGCAAACAGCGCAGGCGAGCGCGTATACCCAACAGCCGCAGGGCAGGAGGGGGCAGATTCCTTTCAATGGCGGCGTAAGATACCCGCCCAGACACAGTCTAGGCAGTTACCAGGGGCCACCGCAGAACGAGCAGATTCCCTTTACCCCGCCGCAGAATGAGCAGATTCCTTTCAATGGCGGCGTAAGACACCCGCCCAGACCACCGCAGGACAAACAGATTCCCTTTAATAACCCCCAGCGGCAACTCGATCCATCAGTGGCATCAAAGCTGAGTTTCGATGACCTAATGTATTTGGTTCAGCTTAATGATGGGCAGATAATGCCGGGATCCGACGGGTCCTATAGGATGCCGGAAAACTTCGGGGGAGGTCCCGGAAACTTTAACTTCGAAGACCTGATGGCACTAACCATGTGGATGCAAAAATTCCAATAACCAAAAAAACAAGGCGATAACCCCACGCGGGCCGCTAATAGGAGGTTTGTTATTTATGGATGGTCAAGAAACGTCAGTCGATAACTCCGCGCCAGCAAACACAGCGCCAGTAGTGTCGGAAAGTGTAGTGCCGGAAAGTATAGCACCGGCTGCTCCCAGCGTTGACCCGGCAACACAACCGCCGCAGACACAGCCAGGAGCAAGGGATTTTAACACGCTTAGCGCGATTCTGGATGGAGCCGACCCCTCGACGCTATTTGGAGGGCAACCAACACAGCCGCCAGCGGAGGCGATACCACCGCAAGAACAGCCGCAACAAACACCGGCGCCAACCCCGGAAATTGAACCCCTGGTAATTCCGGATAAGTTCAAAAACCCGGACGGAACAATTAATTCCGAGGCGTTGATGAGGTCCTATGTTGGGCTGGAACAAGTGCTTGGCAGGCAGGGGTCCCAGTTGGGGCAGATGTCTCAACTGCAAAATGAGCTTAACCAATACCGGGCACTGGTAACGCAAGCCCGGCTACAGGCTCAGCAACAGTCGGCGCAAAACGCACAGCCGGTAGAACCTAAACCTGAACCAAAGTTTCCTTGGGAAACGGAAATGACGCAGGAAGAGAGAGATCGCTTTCAAGAAGAGTTTCTCGAAGATCCTGTTTCGGCCTTAACTAAGCGGGATCAGCAGACAGCCCAGGCCATCGAGTCCAAATTTCAGAAGATGCTTGAGCAGGTGATTAACCCACTTGAACCTGTAATTCAGGAACACAGGTTTAACCAGGAGGTTCGGCATTATTCTAACAGGCTTATGACTTTAGCAGAACAAAACCCTGACATCTACGATCTCAAGCCTGCCATGGAAGTAATTGCCGGGAGTCTCGGGAGAGAGGCATTAAGGGCTATGGAACAATCCGGTCAGGACCCCTTACAAGTGGTCTATGAGGCCGCAAAAAAACTTCACAGACCAACCCAACCTGCTCCGCCGACACCGGAGCAGTTGTTGTCTGACCAGAATTTCAGGCAACAGATTATCCAAAATCCAGAAATCAAAAATGAAATCCTGAAAAGCCATATGCAAACCGTACAGCAAGGTAAGCCACCTCAGCTCGTAGGCTCTCAGCCTGGAGGGGTTCCGACACCTACCCCGGCTATTGCACCTAAAAGCGCAAAAGAGGCCGGCACAATGCTGAGGAGGCAGTTTGGCTTTTAGGAATATAGGAGGAATCAAGAATGGCAGACACCCCGCTCAGCATGACGACGATTACCAATGCTTTGAAGTATTGGTATTTACCCGCACTGACCTACCAGCTCAACGAGCAGGCCAGTGTTTTTTTAACCCAACTCGAACGCGACCAGGAGCATGTTGAAGGTTACAAAATTAAAATGGCACTATCCTACGGCGTGACAGGCGGCATCGGTAACAGAACTGACACCGGAACCCTGCCGACCGTCAACCCCCGTAAATTCGTACAGGCAGAATGGGAAACCCAGAACATTTTCGCAAAAATCCAAGTATCGGACAAGGCTATTCAGGCTTCCAAGTCTGACCGTGCCGCGTTTATCCGGGCGCTTACCCACGACCTGGAGAAGGCCGAGCGTGACGCAAAGAAAGACCTGTCGCGTCAGGTTATGGGTGACGGTAACGGCATTCTCGCTACTATTTCGGCGGTAGATACCACAGACACAACCCACACCTGCACCCTCGACAGCGCAAAATGGTTCTCCGAAGGTATGTTGGTTGACGTCTACACCGGGACCACGAAGGACACTACCGAGGCTGAAGTTACTGTCGTTGACAAGGACAGTAATAAGATTGTCTTTCTGTCAGCCACGGCACCGGAGGCTAATGATGTGATCTATGTTGCCGGGAACAAAGGCATGGAACTCACTGGAGTTGCCAAAGTTATGACTGCAAACAACACCCTTTACAATATCAACCGGGCTACTAATAAGTGGTTCAACCCTACCGTTCTCGCTGTTGCTGCTGAAATCTCTGAGATTAAGATCCAAGAAGGTATTGACATTGCAGAGGACGAGATCGGCAACACAATCAATTTCATGATCTGCGAAAAGGGCGTCCGCCGGGCCTACCGGAACCTGTTGTCGGCCCAAAAGCAGATCGTGAACACAATCGAAATGAAGGGTGGCTTTAAGGCCGATTCCTTTAACGGTATTCCGTTGACTGCTGACCGCTATTGTTCCAATGGGGAACTTCTAGCTTTCTCTCTGGAGGACTGGAAGATGTACGAAATGGCTGACTGGGACTGGATGGGGGAAGATGGAAGTATTCTCTTCCGCAGGACCAACACTCCGGTATACGACGCCACACTTCGCAAATACTGTGACCTTGGCTGTGCGAGGCCCAAGGGCCAGGTGAAGTTTACCGGGATTACCAGACACTAATCAACAAGGAGGGGGGATTTACTTTCCCCCCTGTTCTAATTAATTGGAGGTGCTTTTATGGCTGCTACTGTGACACTCGTAGGCCGCCTTCGTATGGGGATAAAACGCGGGGTGCTTGTCGATATTACTTTCGGGGATTCTTACCCAACCGGGGGCGATTCTGTAGTCCTGCCGTTGGCGGCTGTCGATGAAATCCTGTTCTCCCAAAAGTCAGGGTACCTTTTCGAGTATGACAGGGCTGAAGGCAAGATCAAAGTTTATACGCCCGTCGGTACGGCTTCAAACCACACCCACGCGGTTGCTCTGGATACCGGAGTAAGCGCGGCGCCATCTGCCACTGCCGCTGTATCCGTCCTGCAGGCTGTTCCGCTGGCAGGGATTCAGGATACTATCACGGCTGAGGGTACGAAGTATATCGGGCCTGCCGACAACGCCGAAAACAACAATGAGGACGTTGTATTCGTTGTCCCGGCAGACGGGAAAATCGTCGGTCTGTTTGCCACCCTGGGCACTGCTCCAGGCAGTGCCGGTGAGTCTGCCAAGACGATTACACTGACTGTCCGCAAGAACGGAGCGGACACCGACCTTGAGTGCGAAATTGCCGCTGATGCGGTTTCAGGGATCGACACCACTGTGGGACACGCGGTCGATGTCTCTGCTGGCAATAAAATATCTGTCAAGAGTGTTGCCGCAGAGTCTACTGTCGCTGCAGATTTAAACGTAAGCCTGCTGTATCAGATTACAGGCGGGACTGCCGCTGTGCCGACTGCCGCGCATACCCACGGACCGGGGACTCTGGCGGATGCCGCTAGTGCCCCAGGTGGGGCGCTGTCTGCCGCCGCTGCCTCAGAGGTTGCCAATGGTACGAATCTCTCAGAGTTGACTGTCAGAGCGTTCATTATAGGATTCTAGGAGGGTTTTATGGGACTCGCATTTGAGTACGAAGTACATGAGAGGCTGCAGGGAAAACATCACCTGCAGCCGGTTTTTTCAGGCGGATGCTATGATATAACCCGCCGCCTGCGAGAGTACGACAAAAACCTTTTTATCGTCTGGAACAGCAGGCGTAAAAAGTATGAAGTACATTCCCTGGGCCACGTTTTCAATACTTACGCCTGTGATGCGCCTGGGAACCGCCTGGATGCACGGGTCGAGGACGCTGTTCGCAGGGGGGATATCCGGGTTCGAGGCGGCAAGGTTTTTACCGAGATAGACAAACACAACGAGCGCCTTGAAAAAAGTAATGAGCGGTCATGGAGAAACACATTGGAAGGCGTGGCCGAGGAAATGCATCCGTATTTCCGGAAAGTTGCATGGGAGGGAATGTAAATGTCCGTTGTAATGTTAACCAAAACGCCGTTACAGGCTAATCTATCATACACGCAGGCCGGACGTGACCGCTTTGAAAGCGGAAACCCTGCCGGCTCCGTGAGGGGTCTTATGTGGGCCGATCAAGCAGGTACGCTTTACCTTGAGGAATCGGACGACGGCGGAGGAAACTGGTCCCAGACCGCCACTGTTTCCGTATCAGCAAGCACCACAACGTCTTTACCCTGGACCGCCTTGACCAAACAGTTGTACCGTTTCCGTTACGTGAACGGGGCGACTGCCCAGACAAAATTAAGACTGATTCAGCACACGAGGGACATGGAGCTTACCGACACAATGTTAATCGGAAGCTCTGTTCTGGATGCCCAGGCAATCCCTGTTCAACTATCGGGCAGTAATCTTCAAGAAGCAACGGTGCTAAATGTGACCCTCGCGGGAATTCGGCAACAATTACCCGACATTGTGTGTGGTGAAATTATGATTATCGCAAAACGTGGCAACACAGGCTATATCTATGTCGGCAACGGAACCGTATCATCAACTGATTACGGTGTAGAACTGGGTGAGCTTGATTGTATAACATTACCCGTCAACAACGCCAATCAGATTTACATTGATGCCAGTGTAAGCGGGGAGGGGATAAGTTATGTTACAGTTTAAGCAATCCTTGGTCCCTCTTAAACGGCAAATAAAGGAATTAGAATTTATAATATCTAAAACAAAAGTACAGTCATGGCAAGCGGTACAGGACATTGTACGGGCAGGGTTAGCAAGTAAAGCCTTTAATATCGGTGACCAATTCCTTGCAGATTATGGTGGTACTCCTGTCGCTTGGGATGTAATTGGTATTGACCACGACAAACCCTCTGATCCGCAGTACACGCACTCTATGACCTTGCAGGTACATGACTGTATTTTGAATGCACAATTCGATGCTCCCGAGGCGTTATATTATGCGGAAGAAGAGTTGCCAGTAGGAGAGCAAATATTTACATTGAACAACCTGAAGTACACGTTTACAACAACACAACCAGTGCCTGTTGGCGGTCAAGTTGTTGTAACTAATTGGCAAAGTTCTGAAGGCGAAGGGGTCTATGTACCTACTAAAATCACAACCTATGCGGCAGACAGGACAACAAGTAAAGAAACTGGATTAACTGTTACCCCCGCTGAGCTAGGTGACGATATTCTTTCTCCTGTAAACCATCACCAACGGTGCAGATATGGATCGGGTAATTACATGGAGTCAGCCATAAAACAATGGTTGAATAGTTGGGATTCAGCTTTCGCATGGACCCCCAAAACTAATTTCGATAGACCTCCATTAGGCGCACCATACACGGGTGCAGGTTTTTTAAATTTGCTTGACCCAGACCTAGTGGCGGTTTTAGGGACCGTAGACAAGCAAGTTGCAAGAAATACGATAACAGACGGCGGTGGGCAAGATACCTTCTCCGATAAGGTATTTCTGCTATCGCGGGTTGAGGTTTTTGGAGGTACTGAAGGCGAAACTACGGGTGAACAGGCGTATCCGTATTATTCTGCACTTGCCGCGAGTCCTACGACCGATGCATTGGAGGGACGGATTAAGTATCTTAGTGGCGCTGCGCGCTACTGGTGGCTGCGTTCGCCGCGTCCAGGTTATGCGTACAGTCCGCGTACCGTGTATCCTTCCGGCGCAGTCGGCAGCGGCGGCGCGGTGACTGCCATCGGGGCCGCGCCCGCTTGTTGCATCATTTAGGAGGTGTCGAAATTGTTTAAATATTTATCCGTAAGGGAACAAATAATCGAAGCCAGAGCCGAAATCGCTAGGCTTAGAGCAACGGTCGGGGAACTCCCTCCTGTCGAGGTCGCAGAAGGGGAAGAAATACCAGAACAACCGAAACTGGTCGATAGACTCGACACTGTGGAAACAGATGTTGTTGAGGTCAAAGAAACCATAGATGCCTTGTTTGGGGGGGGTGCTTAATAATGAAAAAAAAAGACTCGAAGAACTGAAAGCACTGAAAAAATCAGCACATGATAAGGTCAAGGATAAGCCGTTCAAGAACTTATCGACAGGCGAAAAAGATATGCTCATAGAAACAATGGCAAAGATGCTTGGACTGATAAAGTAGTCTTAATCAACTAACGGAATGGCGATAGGAGGAATAATGGACATATATATTGCATTGTTTTTAGCACACTTCATAGGCGACTACCCTATGCAAAGCGACTTTTTGGCGAAAATGAAAGCCACGAATAATTATTTGTTGTTTTGCCATGTCATGGCTTATACAGCTACAATTACAGCAGTTTTATATTTATTAGGCATTTACGCAATGTGGAAAATACTGCTGCTGGTAATATCACATTTCTTAATTGATTATTGGAAGTGTCATTATGCCGATAAAAGCACGGCATTAACGACAAGTTTATATGTTGACCAGTTAGCGCATTTTGTAGTGTTGATTCCGTTAGCAGTTTTATAGATTAAATAATCCTTTTTAAACTAACAGGGAATAGCGATAGTGGAATAAGACATAGCTAAAAAAAGAGACCGCCGAAAGGCGGTTTTTCTTTGGAGGTGATCAAGATTGCCCTAAAACTTATTACACCACCAGCCATCGAACCGGTGACGCTGGATGAGGTGAAACTACACCTGCGTCTCAGTTCCGGCAGTATGGCGGGTACCCTGACTACCGTGCAGTCCATCGTCCCCGGTGCTCAAGTTGTCGCTGCGGACTATGGGCTGGTTGGCACTGGCGTTGATGTGCTCGGCTACCGGGCCCTGGTCAACCTGAACAGCGGCACCAACGGCGCAGGGGGGAAGGTTGATGTGAAAATACAAGAGGCCAACGAGGACGTTGATGCTAAGTACATCGACTGGTATGGTGGGGTGTTTGAGCAGGTCACTGAGGCCAACGACAACGCTGTCCAGGAAATCGAGTATACCGGCATCAAGAGGTATATCCGGGTAGTTGCCACCGTTGCTGTGGCGGACTGCGACTTTGGGGCAGACGTGATCCGGGAGCAGTCGTACAACACAGAGGATACCCTGCTGACATCGCTCACCACAACAGCCCGTAAATACTGTGCTGGTTTCCAGAACCGTGCCTACATCACTCAGACCTGGTCGTTGTGGCTGGATAACTG